TACCTACACAGGAAAATAGCCACCCCTTTAAAGCGAAAACCCCGCAATCGCGGGGCTTTTTGTTGGTGGTTACATCCACATAGTTTGTTGACCTGATGGCAACGGATGAGGCCTGACGGCATTAACCTCACCCGGCTTAACAATGTAACGCTGCACCGACTCAAATGTGATGAACGTGGCGCTACAATTCACGTTCTGACACTGATGATAACGCTCCTTTGTCGTATCGGTCATGTAACGGCTTGTACGTGCATGAGCTGCATGCTGGCATAACGGGCAATGAAACATATTAAGCACCTCAACGGTTTGGCTGATGTGTTAATTTTACTAAATAATGCCTTATATAACAAATAGATAAATCAAAATCGCCCATCATCATCTTCCGCTTTATACTCTACGTCAGAGAGCTTAACCTCAAGCTCTAAGCCCGTCGTGAAGCCGCTATTATTCAGGCTGTGAGTCACCTTACTGATTAACCATGTCTGCTCGTCTATGACGCGCTTAAAGCCCGACACGCGCACAGGTGTCTCAGGGAATAAATCAGCCCTGCCAAGCGCCAGCGTAATTGAAAACTCCGCAACGCCTCGCTGCAGCTTATCCCACTTAGCCTGAGCGGCGCGCATCGCCTGCGCCTTAGAAGCGTAGACCGTCGTCAGCGCCAGCACGTTATCGGCCTCACCGGCCATATACTCACCCTCGCGCGCTTCCGGTTCTTTTTTGGCCTTTGTCTTTTTGCTGACCGGCTTTGCTTTCGGGTGCTCCAGTGCGCGCAGGTGCTTCTCTTTTGGCTTACGTTTCAGCGTCACTTTTTGCTTTTGCGGCTTCGGGTCTTTGGTGTGCAACCATTTTGCCGTTACTCCGGTATAAGCTCCACGGTCGGCAATGGCAAACTGATGACGGTCGCCATCGCTGCGTGTCAGGGTCATTTGCGGGACGGGTTTACCGCTGGCTGTCATCGCACTACCGGCTTTCAGAAACAGCAGTTTCCCCGCCTTGACTGATACTGTCGCCCCGTTGCGGTCAGCCAGCCGGGTCAGAAATACGGCGTCAGACTCCTGTGACTGGTCGATATGCGGTACCGGGACTTTTTTCAGTGAATCCGCGACGCTGGCCGTCAGTTTATTGCGCTTTGCGATGGTACTGACTAACTCACCGAGGGTGGTGTCGTGCCATGATTCTTCACGTCGTGAATTGAGCGTTCCGCGAAAGTCTGCACTACGCGCCCGGATGGTCAGGGTATCAGGCGCACCCCGGTGCTCAATCTCATCGACCGTGAAATCGCCCTTATTCAGAAGCGCGGAACCCTGCCACCCAAGCCACAGCGTCAGCACCGCCCCGCGCATGGGTAACTCGACTTTGCCGTCGGTGTCGTCTAGCTCAATGTCGAGCTGGTCAGCCTCAAAACCCCGGTTGTCGGTCATGGTAAGAGAAATCAGCCGGTCACTAAAATTGCTGGTAATGTCCTGGCTGTTCAGTGTCAGCATAAACGCCGGTGCAAGGCTGGTACCGGCATCAATAGTCATACCCGAAATCATGCTGTCAGCCCTCCGAGCGCACTCTGCAGCTTATCAGTGAGATTACCGGCAGAACCGAGAAGCTCGCTGGCCTGCTTATTCAGGTCGCCAAACATTGCCGTCAGTGATTCGTCGACCCGTTTCAGCGAAAGGGTGAAATCAATCTTTCTGGCCGCGCCGTCGCTGAAAAACTCGGCATGCGTGGTTGACACCTTATCGACGATAAACATCCCGAAGATATTGCCAGTTCCCTCAATAAGCGGCCATGCTCTGCCCTCGTCGGCCATCAATTCAACAGCCAGCAGGGATATGCGACCGCCGGTAATAGCAGGGTAAAGCGTACCGGCAAGCAGGATCGAGTTCTCCCCCTCGCCGAGAAACTGATATGCAGGAGGTTTACCGACCCGGTCATTAGACGCCCAGCGATAATCTTTCGAGTGCTGCATCGACTGATAAGGCAGGGTGCGGCGTTCAAACACAAACATTCCAAGCGCAAGCATCATCGTTTATTCCTCTCAGTCATGGCTCATACTGGCACGCTGACGCGCACGCTTTTCGCGCTCAATCTGTTCGAGCGTGTCGCGTAGCTGTCTGTCAAGCTGATGCCCCGGCGCAACACCTCCCGGCAGAGTGATGTTGTATTCGCTTTTGCTCTGGTCAATGTAAGAGCGCCCCGCCGGTGCGGTAACTGGCTGATAAGCCTGATAGCCGCCATATGTGCTGGTTGCCGGGATGTAGGAATTACCCTGCGTGGCGGCATTGGTTCTGGCGGCAGTCTGGTCGAGGCTGTCCGATTCTTTGTTGATGATGCCGAGTTTTTCGAGAAGCCAGTCGACACCGCTGCGCAGCTTGTTAAAAACATTGAGCGGAGCCATCAAGGCCGAAGCCAGTGCCTGACCAAATATAACGCCGACATTTTTGCAGCTATCGAGCGTCTCCTGTGTGGCCTTCACCGGTGCAATCAGGTCTTTAAACCATTGCCAGACTCCGCGCAGCTTCTCACCGAGTCCGTCAAAAATGGGTGCCAGTGGCGCAAATATTTCCCCGACCGGAGCAAAAGCACTCATGATGCCCTCAATCACCCCCGAGAAAAATGCGCTGATGGGTTCCCAGTATTTACGGATGAGTAGCGCACCAGCCACAATCGCCGACCCCACAGCCAGAATCGGCCAGGTAATCGCACCGAGAGCTGTCACAATGGCGCTACCGGCAACAGTAAAGACCGTACCCATAACGCCAGCGGCGGCAATGATGGCGTTAATCCCCATAACTACCGGCCACGCCACAAGACCAATGCCGCCGATGATACCAATCAGAGCAAGTGCGCCACCGGCAATAATGCCGATGGTCTGAGCCAGTCCTTTATTCTTCTGGATCCAGCCGTCGAGCTTTAACACATATTTCGTGGCCGTTTGCGTGAGTTTACGCAGTGAGCCCTCTTGCTGGTCAAAAAGGTCGGTACCGACAGCCTCATAAGCCGACTGGAACTCTTTAAAGTCGCCGCCGAGGTTATCCTGCATAACCTTAACCAGTTCCTCGGTTTTACCGTCCGAGGCTTTAAACGCGGCAGTGAGCCGGTCAAGTTTGCCGCTTGAGGCTGCCTCCATTAGCACCGCCGCCGCCGAGCTGGCCTCCTCGCCGAAAATGGTTTTCATGTACTCGCCGCGCTGGCTTGTCCCGAGGTTGTTTTTCTCAAAGCTGCGCTGCATTTCTTTCAGGATGGAGAATATCGGGCGCGTGTTCCCCTTGCTGTCGGACGTTTTGACGCCGAGTTCCTTAATGGCCTCAAACGCTTTTCCGGTGGGAGCCTGCAGGCGGCTGAGAATGGCGCGGCTACCCGTGCCCGCCATTGACCCGGTGATTTTGGCGTCGTGCAGCGCACCGACCATTGCGGCGGTTTGCTCGATGCTCACCCCGGCATTTTTCGCCACCGGCGCGGCATAGGTCAGCGCGTCGCTCAGTCCGTCAAAATCGGCGGCGGTTTTGTTCATCGTCATCGAGAGAACGTCGCCAATGTGAGCAATCTTGTCGTTTGAAAGTTGAAACGCTGATTTCATCCCGGTCAGCAGCGCAGCGTTTTCCTCCATTGAGCGCCGGTTTGACAGCGCCATATTCAGCGTGACTGGCGTCGCTGCCTGAATGGCAGCAGCGTCACCGCCGCTTTTCGCAATGATGATTTGCGCGCTCGCTGCATCATCTGCAGAGGCTGCAGTATTATCGCCGAGCTGGCGCGCCTGTTTGCGCAGCGCCTGCATTTCTGGCGACTGCTTGTCGACCCCGAGCACGGCCTGCAGCTCGGAATTTTTCTGCGCAAAGTCATAACCGGGCATCAGTAATTTAACCCCGGCCATCGTTCCCGCAGCCGCAATGCCAACACCTGCAGCACCAGCCGCCGCTGCATTACCGGCAAGCTCTTTACCTGATTTATATCGTTCTTTCACCCGGCTTAATTTCGCCTGCTGCGCGCTGACGCGCGCCAGTGCCTCACGCTGGCGATTAAGCTGCGCCGTCGTTTCGCTGATGGAGGTTTTGAGCCGACGCTCATCAGCAGACAGGGTGCGGGTATTGATACCGGCCTGCATCAGCTCGGAGCGCTGGCGCTGTACCGATGTTCTCAGGTTGTTATATTTCGTCTGCAGCTCAGAGGCGGCACGTTTTGCCGCTTCGAGCGCCTGCGCCTGCGCGCGGGTCGGACTGGTGGTGTTTTTAAACTGCACAGCCAGCTCACCGGCTTCACGCTTCGCCTTGTCAAGCGCCTGACCAGTTACGGCCAGTTGCGCGCTTGCCTTACGAAAGCCGTCGATTTTCGATGCCTGACCGTTCAGGTCGCGCAGACCCTTTTGTGTGTTGCGAATATCACCCGACAGGGTTTTACTCGCGGTCTGGATAGATTTAAGCGGTCGGGTCGCCTGGTCGACCGCTTTCAGCAATACCTCAAGCCTCAGGTTATTACTCATTGTGGTTTCCGCTACGCTGCAGCGCCTTTTCGCGCCATGTGATGAGCTCGGTCAGGCTCAGGGAACAGAGTTCTGATGGCGGCCAGTGGAATATCACTGCGATATCCGCCATCAGGTCATCAGTCGACAGGTCTGGCGGGAAGTCTATTCCGCCGAAGCCGGTGACAAAAAACCAATCACCTTAGCGGCCAGCGACAACATATCGGGCAGGTTCATCGCGGTAAGCTCCTGCGCGGTGAGCGCGGGGTAGGTCATGCGGGGCAGCACCTTAATCAGGGCGTCGACTTCGGACTGCGCCACCGCTGCCAGACTGACGCCGCGCAGGGTACCGGCGTTCGGCTCAATCAGGGTGACTTTATCAATCGTCTGACCGGCGCGCTTAATCGGTTTGTCCAGGGTCACGACGTTCGGGTTTACGGTGTCAATTTCATTTCCAGCCGTATCAATAAATTCAGCGGTTTTACGTGGTGCTTTTGCCATGATGTTTTTCTCTGTTCTGAATAGGATTAATAACCGGCCAGCAGTGCTGACCGGTCAGGGAATTACAGCCCGATTGCGCGGCGGTGCTGCTCCAGACGGTCGACGCCGTTCACCTTCTCGACCATGTTGACGGTGTCGATTTCGATGACGTCGCTACCATCAATCGTGAGGCGGTAGTAGGTGCAGACAGTCGACAGTTTTGTCGAGGTGTTTTCACCCTGCTTATTCTCGCCGCCGTCGATTTCTTTATGACGGCCACGCATGACCACCTCGACCGCCACGATTTCGCCGGTGTCGTCGCGCTGGTAAGAACCGGCAAAACGCAGCGGCACAGCATCAGCACCCGGGGCGGCGTACTGCGCCCACAGCGCCACATCAGGCAGGCCGCCGACAGACCATTCGACGGTGAGCGCATCATCGTCGAGGCCGAGGTCAATCGCTGCCGCGCCATTCATACCGCCGCCGCGATAGTTTTCGAGCTTGCGGGTCAGCTTCGGCAACGTTACGGATTCAACAACACCCATGTAGCTGAGGCCATCGTTGAACATATTCAGATATTTGAGTTTACGGGGTAGTGCCATGTTATTTCAGGCTCCTTAGCTGTTGACCGATTCGGCCAGATTCACCAGATATTTATCGGTGATACGCTGGCGCAGGGTCAGGCTCTCCAGTGGCGGAACCGGCGTATAGTCGTAGTCGATATACAGTTTCCCGGCTTTCAGGGTTTCCTTGTCGTTCGATTCCTCGTCGAACCAGCATTCACCGTCCACGATGTAGCCGTTTGTTTTCAGCTCGCGGAATTTGGCATTGATGCCGTCAACAATGTCACGAATGAGCGTGGCGGTAATGGGCTTATCGACCGCCCACATGTGCGCTTCAGCCATCGTGTCGGCCAGTACCTGCGCGGTACGGGTGTAGTTCTCAAACAGAAAAAGCGGGTCATCTGAGCAGGTGCGGTTACCCCAGAAACGGAAACCGTCCTTGCGTACCAGCGTCGTAACCCCGGCCTTGTTGAGCAGGTCAGCATCGGTGCCGGATGCCTGCAAATCCCAGAACACTGAGGCACTGATGCCGGTAACGCCCTGTACACCAACGTTAGACAGGGTTTTGTGCCAGCCGACAGTCTGGTCGATGTAAGCACGCAGGCCGAGTGCACGCGCAGTGGCGTAAGCAGTTGCGGTGGCATTTTTGACGGTGTCCCACGCGAGGAAATCAGGCCAGATAACCATCAACTCACGCTGGCTGAAATTCTCACGATAGGCTATCGCCTCGGAAATGGTTTTAC